ATTGAAAAATATAACACTTACCAGGTAGCTAAATCATTAGAGCAACAACAAAGTAACAACAAAGTAACAACAAAGGAACAACAAAGTAACACAAACAATAATGATAAGAATGTAAAGAATGATAAGAAAGAAGATATTGTTCGGGCAAAGCCCGAAACCGAGTTATTTAATCAATCCTGTAAATGGTTTATAGACTTCACCAAGGAAAAGATAAATCCTAATTATAGATTTAATGGCAAAGAGGGCAAACACTTAAAACTGTTTCTAAAAAGCATTGCTGATATTGCCAGCCCAGAATTTCAAACACCCGCCGATTTATTTAAGGGATTTCAATGTTTAATCACTAAGGCATATCAAGATGACTGGGTGCGGGATAAGTGGGAACTATCTCTGATTAATTCACAATGGAATAAATTAACTAACCCAAAACTAAGTAAACAGAATGACTGGAACTACATCTTTAGTTAAGGGAAACCTAACAGGGTACGAGGAACTTGAAAAGAAGTTCATACATCAGGAGTTTTTGAGGCTGGCAGATGCCCGTCAGGAAAAATACACCAATGAAACACTAAGGGAGTGGGTTAAATGTTTCTGGGATAAGGGAATGACGGCTAATGAGGTTTGCAAACGGGTAAGAGCAGTAAAGGAAGATGTTAAAATATTTGGTAAGGTAACATTCAATGATTTTATGGATATAAGTTTTGACGGTATGGCTGATATAATCGTTGATGATGAATCTAAACAGCAATTTTATTACGGGATTTTGATTTGCGAGGTTTGCGGTAAGTCAATCACAATACAGAAAAAGGACTTATACAGTTTCAAGCAGGTAAAAATTTGTGAACATAAAATATTAACCGAGTTTACCTTAAAGGGTTTATACGGTCAACTGACGCATAACCATAAGGAAATCACACTATGAAATTCAAACAGGCACATACAACAAGAAACAAATTACAGCTATTGTTATTAGCATTAGAAAATTATAGCTTCATTGATGCCTGCACACTGATAAACATAGCGGAGTTTACCTGTAACAGATATTTGCGTGAGTTAAGAAAATCAGGTTACAAAATAAATAAGTCTAAGGGGAAGTTGATATTAATTAACGGCAATTACAACAACATTGAAACAGCGTATAAAATTGTATCAGAACTTAAACCATTTTAATTATGAAAGAAAATCCAACAGATTTAAAACACGGGGATAAGATATATACTTATGATGTTGATTTAACCACACAAACGGGGACACTGAAATACGGGAAATGTGGTAAGCAACCCGATGAATATTATGGGTGGTATGTAGATTATGATGACGGGGAAAGTTACTTGGTTTTGAATTGGGGTTTAATACATCTTCAAAGGAGTAAGTTATGAAATACAAAATACCCGCAAATGTAAACGATTATAACCGCCAATGGGCGGGCGTGAGGTCAGTCTTAAAGCCCGGCTCGTTATTATGCGGCACATACAACGCTAACGAAACAGCATGTAAGCGTAAGAAAAGCCTGCACTACATTAACGCATTCAGTTGTATGGCAAAGATGGCAGGTGATTGGCGTGGTTCAGGTGCTAAGACTGGCCGTAAAGATGGGTTCAAAGGGAAAAACGATTTACTAAGGGATAAATAAAAATGAGCGATAAAATAACATTACCGCCAAAGGTACGGGTGGATTTTGAGAAGTGGTATAAAAGGGAGCAACAAGAACCCATTGATGTTTGGTATCAAGGGAAACTTATTAAATCATTTTTGGCATTTGAAACGTTTATATCCTTAACCATCGGACACAAAAAAGGTGTTTACGAGCAGTATTTCAGGGAACGGGGGATAGAGATAAATTGCAGGTTAGACAGTAACGGATTTACATATACAACAATACACGGTTTGGACAATATAATTACACAAACGGGTAAGTTATTGTATAGCAATAGATATGACGATTATTGTGGTTCTTTTGTTCAAGCCTGCAACAAAGCAGGTGAAATATTAAACAGTGAACTAAGTGAGGGGAAATGATTACACAAACCGAAAATAAATATTTTAATTAATGCCACATAAGAAAAAGGTAACATTCGCACAGATAGTTTATGAAATTCTATTATTCAATCCAGAGTGGACTTCACGCAATCACGTGGTAATATACGGAAATGAGATAACAGAACTGGCAGACGGCACTAAGGAATGCGAAGTAATAGCCGAGTACGAGGTAAATCGTGCAGAACTTAAAAAATTAGTAAGTGAGAAACTGAAATGACAAACAAGGAAATAAGAAATTCGGGATTGAGTACAGGGGAAACCCCGAAAATAAACTAAGGGAGGGGAAATGACTAATCAGGAAATTTGGGAAGCGGTAAAAATGCGTATAGCGGAACTTGAAGCGCAGGTAAACGACCTTAACAGCCGTCTAATGGCAGCTGAATATGAACTTGCTGAAAACAATGCACACATAGACGGGCTAATTGAGATGAAGCAACAGGAGGAACGTGAACGGGTGATAGGGGAATTAGACAGCGTTAAAATATACGGCAAATGGTTATCTGAGTTTTTATTGCCCGACCAGATAGAAATTTTAAAACGCAAACTTAACTCACTATGAAATCCGACACCGAAATAAAAGAGTGGATTGACAGCAGGGAAGTTCTGACACAGAATGAATTATGTGAGTTTTTTGGCATTCAAAGACAGGCATATAGAAAAGCGTATAAACCACTTTACAGGTGGTGGAACTATGTTCTCAAAACAAAAAATCTGACAAAACTTAGGCTACATATAAGTAACAAGCGGAGGGCAACACAACCACGACCCGATAAAAAAATTATACTAAGTATAATTCTAAAATATGCGGGGGCAGTATCTCGATGGGGAATGCCTAATTTAATAAGAGAAAAATATGGTATTAGGGTATCATCTTCCTGCATATACAGATATGCGAAAGAATTAAATATTGCCATACTCAATGTCCGCTATTCACCATATAAATTATCCCCTGCTCGTGAAAAACAAGGGCAAACAAAAAAGCGAGTTATGGAGGTTTTTAAGCAAGATAAAAGAGTAAGCGGGGTGGGATACAAAAAAGCGAAAGCGTATCTGAATAATATTTACGATATAAAGCTTGGAGAAACCGCCGTATATTACTACTTAAAAGAATTCAAACTAAAACAACAAACAAATGTTAAATGACAATGCGTTAAGATTTTTTTCAGAGCATTTCAATCTGGATTTTCAGCAGGTACTAAAGCAGAAGAAACTTAAAAAGAATCCAGATATGGAATTATGGATAGCAGATATTCATGCACCATATCACTCTAAGAAACGATTTGAGCAAACAATACAGGAAAACACCGATTGTGCAAAGCTGTTTATAGCTGGTGATTTCTTTGATAACTACACTAAATCTCATTACCGCAAGACGCAGGCAATAAGTTTTCAGGATGAGTTCCGGCAGGCATACGCTTTACTGCAAGACGCCGCCACTTACTTTGATGAAGTATTTATAATGCTGTCTAACCACGATGAACGGTTCAGGAAATATATTTACGACACTGTTCCGCTGGATAGTTTAGCATTTGTCAATCTGGAATTAATGAATGATCTGATTAAGTTAATTCCCAATGTAACAATCGTTAATCAAAGATTGAGCTATGATAATCTCGAATTAGAAACACCCGAAAATATTGAATACCGCAGGCGTAAATTGGGATATATTTACCAACATAAAAACGTTATATTTACACACCTAGAAAAGTCAAACAAAGACATAGGCAAAGTGGTACAGGAATGTGAAAAAGATATGCAGAGATGGCAGTCAATCCTTAACTTCAAACCCTACAACATTGTAGTGCAGGCACATAACCACGTATCAGCAAAGGTCAAGTTCGACACCAAGCATTTATACCAAATCCCCTGTTTGATTGACTTCAATCAGATAGCATTTGATTACGTGTTTAATGGTAAGTTACAAGGCAACCCCCCCGCATTGGGCTGTATCAGAGCACAGCTTAATAACAAGGGATTTTTTGACGCAAACAAAACTCACATAATTGATTATTAAGGAGAAAAGAAAATGAGCTTTTCAACAGATTTAGACAAGTATTTAACCACACCACCCGAAGATAATGATGCCTATTACGAGGCGGTTTATGATTGTATGGCAATGGTTAAAGAATTAAAGGATTTCGATTGGGACAAAAACCAAGATATAATTGATTCGATAATAGACGGGTGTGCGTATTGTTACAATCCCAATTTTGACGCCGAACAAACAGCAACATTTATTTCTCTTATGTTAAAAATGGATTTAATAAAAGGAATTGATTATTAAATGATATACGCCATATTAATATCAGCCGTGTACTTTGCATTATTAATGCTTAATGAAACACGCACAATCCTCCCAGACGGAAAGCGTTATTTTGAAGCAGGTAGCGGGACTAAATTATATAAGCCATTTTATTTACGCTGGCTATTACCAAAGATATGCAAACAGAATGAATGGCTGTGGAATTGTTTTACTTTGTTACCCGTCTTTTTAATCCCAGTTGCTATGTATGAATTGTTAATCGTTAAGGGCTATTCAGAAACACAATCGTTAATCGGGTGTTGCTTAACCTGTGGATTAGGCGGAGTGATATTAATAAATTATTTGGCGAAATATTTAACAGACGCATTTGGGATGCTAATGATGTTGTTAAGTCTAATAGCGTTTCAAACCGATAACATATTAATCGGGATTGTATTGGCTGGAGTGGGTTCAATGGCTAACGAGAAAACCTTTGTTTACACCGCATTGTGCAGTTGGAATCCATTGGCATTAATCGGTGGCATACCTGTATTAATCCGTTACCTGACAAGCAAGCCCGCAAAGAGTGATTTTCTGAACAGTGAGCACAGGTTAGACCACCCCTTTAAAACCGGCTGGGAATTTCATAAGGGGAAATTGTTTGAAATAGTATTGCCGTGGGGCGTGGTTATTCTGGCTTTCGGCAATTTAGACTTACGGTTAATAATCGGGCTGTTAGTGGCGTATGGTTCGATATGGGTTGCCACAGATACCCAAAGATTGTTACAGTGGATATTTGTGCCAATGATTATAGCGACGGTAAATGTATTCCCAATTGAGTGGGCATTGCCATTGCTGGCGGTTCATTGGTTTAACTCAGGAAGGAAATTTTGCGTATAATACACGGCAATAATTTAGAAGTCTTAAAATCATTTGAGGATAACTCAATTGACAGCATAGTCTTGTTATTGGTTTATGAATTAGTTATCTTTGTTTTATGGAAAATCATATTTGCCCTGTTTGTCAAAAAAAGTTTAGTAAAAAAATATATAAGGAACGTCAAGCCGTTTATTGTTCACAAGATTGTGCGTATAAGGGGCGTTCATTGGGATTTACTAAAAGAAATATTAAAAAGCCATATAACTGTAAGAGAAAATCAAACCGCATTTGTTTAATTTGCCAAAATGAATATATATATCATAAATCAACTCAAAAATATTGTTCCCGTAAGTGCTTTGAAATTGCCCATAAACAAAATATGGCAGGGATTAAAAACCCCTCTTATGTTGATGGGGCTTCGTACCTTAAAAGAGGTTGGCGTGGTAATGATTGGGAAACCATAAGAAAAGAAATATATAAAAGGGATAAATATATTTGTCAAGATTGTGGCGTTAAGTGCCAAAGTAAAAGAGACTATGCCGATAGCAATAAATTAATCCAGTGTCACCATATTGAAAACTATAACGGTAAAAACAACAATTCACAAAATTTAATAACGCTATGCCTGAAGTGTCATATAAAAAGACACAACAAATAACGGAGAAATCGGGTCAGATTATTTGCGGAGATAATATCGAGGTAATTCGCAAAATGCCTAATGATAGTATTGATGCAATAGTTACTGACCCTCCATAACCCTACGGCTTATCATTTATGAATAAGCATTGGGATTACGAAGTGCCAAAGGTAGAATTATGGAAAGAATGTTTAAGGGTATTAAAGCCCGGTGGACATTTATTATCATTTGCAGGTACAAGAACGTATCACAGAATGACTGTAAATATTGAAGATGCAGGTTTTGAAATAAGGGATATGATAAGCTGGATATATGGCAGTGGTTTTCCTAAGTCATTGGATATAGGTAAGGCTATTGATAAGATTAAGGGGGCGCAACGTGAGGTAATAGGAAAATATAAAAGACCAGACGGAACTGATAGACCGAATAGGGAAAATTGGAGTAAGCTAAAAGGCGAATGGGGAAATAATAGTGGTTTTGACCCGACCAAAGATAATTTAACTAATCCCGCAACCCCCGAAGCAATACAATACAACGGCTACGGTACAGCTTTAAAGCCAGCCTGTGAACCTATTTGTGTAGCACGTAAACCAATTCCAACAACGGTAGCTGAAAATGTTTTGAAGTATGGTACAGGCGGGATTAATATTGATGCAACAAGGATAGAGATAGAAGATAAGTCAGATGAATATCATAGAAAAAACACTACCCAAAGCGATAACATATTTACGGGCAAAAAACCAATAAACAGAAATTCACATACTCAAGGCAGATTTCCCGCAAACATAATCTTTGATGAAATTGCAGGGGTGATGTTGGATGAAATGAGTGGGGAGTTGAAAAGCGGAGTGTTTAAACAGGGACAGCAGACGAAAGAATCTCATAATAACTGTATGAGTGGTAAAAATTATGCACGAATACACGAAGCCCGTGAATCATCCACAGGCGGTGCATCACGTTTTTTTTACTGTGCCAAAAGTTCACGGGGTGAGCGTAATAACGGGCTTGACTGTTATCTAACCGTTAAGTATATTACAGATAAAAAACAATGCAAAGAAGAAAACACGGTAGCGGTTCAATTACTAAAAAGGGTTATGTCAGATACGGTTCAAGTGAGTTTCAACACCGTAGAGAATGGCGTAAGCATAATGGGGCTGTGCCATCGGGAATGTTTATCCATCATATTAACGGAAATAAACAGGATAATAGAATTGAAAACCTTGAACTCATTGACGCCCTTACTCACAAAAGAATCCACTCCGGCTGTGAAATCCGAAAAGGCGAATGGTGGAAACCCTGCCGAAAGTGCGGAGAGTTTAAAGAGGTGGCTACTAACTATTACAAACGGAAATCTGGAATTAGCCCGTGGTGCAAATCGTGTTGCGTTGAAAATGCTATCCTTAATAAAAGAAAACGAAAATTGGCAAGACTTAAGTAATTTTCATAGCACAGTAAAACCCCTTAAACTTATGCAATACCTTGTAAGGCTTGTAACACCAAAGGGCGGAGTTTGTCTTGACCCGTTCACAGGAAGTGGAACGACTTTAATGGCTTGTGTAATGGAGGGCTTTGACTACATAGGCATAGAACGTGAAAAGGAATATTGTGATATAGCTGAAGCACGGGTTAAGTGGGCTAAGGGACAGAAAACAATTGAAGATAAAGAACGTGATTCTCAAACTAATTTATTCATATGAAAAAACAACACTTCATAATCATATACGCATTAATTTGTGTAGGGTTTATGGTCATAGCCGGCTTGGATATGAGCCAATTCCGTAACTTCATCAAGTTTTACATCTATTCGACACAGCTTGCAGTGTGTTTAATCGGGCTGGCGTGTCTGGATGAATAAGAGAAAACTATTAGATAAGATATTGGGGCGGTTTATTAAGCACTATTATGTTATCCACACTGGGAAGTATTATTCTTATGCGGACTTAAGCTGTTTGTTAGATAAAAGAGCGGGGTTTTTTAGGAGGTATCATATTTTGCTATCACTGGAAAGCGAACAGTTCAGCATTTGCAATAGGTCAAAAAATTATATATCCGAAACAGATATTAAGAACGGGCAGTATTAAGAGTATCGGGGGGATTTATTCTAAAACCAATTCCCAAACGGGAACGTTGCCTCACGTTTAGAGGTTAGAATATCTAAAGAGGTGCTTTATTTCTTGAGACCCCCCGCTCAAGTGTTTTTAGGGTATAATTTTATGCATTGTATTAAAAATATAAATACAGTAATTTCACAACTGCCATCAGCGATGCGGCGAAACCGCACTCAAAGTAAAGGATAGGCAAATTAAGCTTGCAAGCTAATTAAATATGGAAGAAAAACTCCGGCAGGTTTCTGAATTAGCACAGGATGGGAATATTACACACCTTATTGAATTATTAAAACAACACGGTTACGGCAAATTAGTAATAACAATTGAGAAGGGTGAGGTGGTTGAATTAATCCCCTCAATGAACTTTATTCAGCCTAAAATCGTGCATTATGTACCAGATTATACAAGCGTAAGTAATTAGTTTCACCCGATTCACGGAATCACTAAAAGAGAATAACTCTAAGGGTGGTTAAATTTAAGACCAGAAATGGCTTATGTTTAATCACTCTTTTTTTTATATGGAATACGAAGAAGAAATAATAATCGAAGATAACATACCTTTTAGGTTTTACGCATTTAGCAATGTGGCTTATGTTGACCACGTGCTTTATGCCGAAGTAATTGTTATTGAGATAGGATTAAATTAATGTGGCTGGCAGACCGAAAAAGAATATTGATGTTTTACCCGATAAATGGCAGAAAAGTATATTAGACCTTTATAGAGAAGGTGCTTCTGATGTAGAGATAAGGGCGTGGCTGTATGATGTTTCCGGTTCATTTTCAACTGATTTATGGACAAGATGGATAAATGAAGAGCCAGAATTTTCAAAAACCATAAAAAAAGGCAAAGATTTATCTCAAGCGTGGTGGGAGAAACAAGGCAGGATAGCATTAAGAGATAAGACATTTTCACCCGTATTATGGTATATGAATATGAAGAACAGGTTTGGATGGCGTGATACAGAGAATCAAATGCAATTAACTGATGCGGAATTACTAAGTTTAAAGAAACAGGCAAATACGCAAATTGAACATAATCTTTAGCATACTGATATTGAGCACACTACTGACACCGAGATGGTTTGACATTAATCCAAAGGCGGTTAATCACCCTGTACAGATTAAGCTCAAAGCGGACTTGTTTAACAAGACTTATCAGAATGTAGTGGTTGCGGCTGGAAGGCGGTCATTCAAGACTGAACGATTTGCCAAGCGTTATTTGATTAAAGAGTGCATAAACAATACAGACAAGCATTATTACGCAGGTGCTCCGACATTAAGCCAAAGCAGGGAAATATTCTGGGATGATTTAAAGAAGTTAAGCCCTAACTGGTGTGTCAAGAAGATTAATGAAACAGGGATGAAGATTGAGTTCAATGGCGGTTCGGTTCTGCGTGTAGTGGGATTAAAAGAGTTTAAGCGTATTCAGGGTCAGTTAATGCACGGTATAGTGATAACCGAATATCAGGAATGTGACCCCGATGTTTATTCAGAATCAATTGAACCTATGATAAACGACACTTACGGGTGGTGTATCAAAGAGGGCAGACCGTTAGGGAAGAACCATTTTTATGACGACTACCTAAAAGGTGTAAATGGTTTGGCTAATTGGGGGAGTTACCATTGGACTGCGGAGGATATACTTGATGACCAGCAATTGATTAATGCAAAGTCTAACCTATCAGAGCAGGATTACAAGCGTGAGTATTTAGCATCATTTGAAACCGAATCAGGCAATCCGTATTATGCATACAATCTGTTAAACAATCGTGAGTATAAGACTAATCCTAACCTGCCCGTTATAGTTGCTTGCGACTTTAATGCTACTGAAAACCCAATGAGCTGGGTAGTGGGACAAAGATTCAATGACCGCAATATAGATAATACGGTGTGGGTCAAGTCATTATCATATCAGTACACAAACACCGAAACAATGTGCAGTATATTGGACGACTATTTTAAGACTTTGGAAACATACCCGGCAAGAGTAAACTTTTACGGTGATTATGCAGGAAGGAAACACACTTCAAACTCCAGCTTCAATGACTGGGAGATAATACAGAACTACTTCCATAACAAAACAAATATTGAACTCAGGATAAAGCCCTGTTTATCCATCCGCGATTCAATTGGGGCTACAAACGCACAGCTATGCAATGCGTTGGGAACGAGAAAACAGTTTATTAACCCTAAAGATTGTGAATCATTATTGAAAGACTGGGAGTATTGTATTTGGAAATCCAACTCAAAGGAGTTAGACAATAGAGATCCGTTAAGAGGTCATTCGTGCAGGGCGGTTGATTATTATAATGATTACGAATACCCTGTTCACGGTTTACCTAAAACAGAAATAGGCAGAAGATAATGGACATAAATTACGTTAAGACATTAATCGAATCAGACAAGAACCGTAAGGCTACTGCTTGGATAATGTATAATCTATTGCAGAACGACACCGAAGAGATAAAAGAAGTGCAGGGCGATTATATGACATCTAACGGTATGTTCAGCTCAAAGACCGCTGGAATGTTAAAGAATATCCACATTGATTTAGTGGGTAAGATATTAAAGAACATTTGCAAAGTGTATCACTCAGGCATTGACCGTTATTTGGTTAAAGATGATGGCGATATTGATGAAGAGCAGACCGAATTACTGAATGAGGTTTACAAGCAGGCGGGGGTGGGTCAGTGTCAGATTGAATGGTACAGGGCTGCAAAGTTTATGAACATTGTAGAAGTGAAACCTGTTTGGCGTACAGTTACTGACCAGTTAGAGTTCGATATATGGACACCCAATTTCTTTACGGTATGGAGCAACTTTGAAAATGTTTATTATAAAGACCTGATTGCATTTGACATCTTGTTACCACAGATTAACGGTGAAGAGGTAGATGCTATGGAGGTATGGACTAAAGACGAGCATTATTATATGGTGGCTACTGGTACACTGGAAACCACACTGAACGGGGTTAAAGAGTTTGTTACCATATTCGAGAAAAAAGCTGTATCAGATGACAATCTCGATATGCTTAATCCATATAAAGTAATCCCCTCGCAGGAATTACGCTTTAACAAAGGGCAGGATTACTACGGTATAGGTATGATGGATTTAACCGACCAGAATATCTGGCACGATATTGAAGCAAACAACAACATATACGTCAGGATATTGCAAGGGCTGGGTATTATATACGCTATTAACTTTGGTACTTCAGAGCAGATTCCCTTAACGCCGGGTATGATCTTAACGGCTAACAATGTTAAGCCTGAACAAGTACAGCCCTCGATTGAATCAGTGGCAACGCAAGCACCGTTGACTGAATTGGATTTAGCGTTAAAGACTAACTACGAAAGAATTGCTAACTTAAAAGGTTTATCTGCTCAAACAGCAACGGAAAACACAAACGCACCCGGCATTTCAAAGGCTCTCGATATGGAAGAGTTGGAGTTACAACAGCAGGAAGATAAGATTACGCTAATTGACTTTGAAGAGAAACTATATAAAAAAGTGCTGGCAGTTTACAATTATCACGCTGCTGAAAAGCTAAATGAGAATTTAACTTTTAAGGTTAATTTTATTGAAAAGACTACTCCATTGAATGAATCTGACAAGGTTAATAAATGGACATTTGAACTTGAACAGGGTTTGAAATCTAAGGTAGATTACTTGCAGGCTGAAGACCCTGATTTAACAACTGAACAAGCTATTAAACAATTAGAAGAAAATGCAGAACTTAAAGCAAGATTTAAAACAGAAAGTGCTGACCCTAATACAGGCACGGGATTCAACAACACAGGAAACGGCGGAAACGCTGATAAAGGGAATCAAGGCAATCAAAGCGGACAAGAATCTAATGATTGAGGTCTTGTCTGAGCAGATTGTGGAAATGGATAATGAAATATCATATAAATAACTAACTCGGAAGGGTAAAGAAATGGCAGAAGAAACGGCGGAAGCCAAATTAGCCGAAGCGGAAGCAAAGCTAACAGAACAGGCATTAAAAGTAACTGAACTTGAAGAAAAGCTCGCAAAGATTCCGAACAATCCAGAACACTTTGACAAAGTGAAAAAGGAACGTGATGAAGCAAAGCGTAAATTAAAAGAGATTGAAGACGCACAGGCGGAAGCCAAAGGTGAGTTTGAGAAATTAGCCAATGAACGCTTAACTGAATTAGAAATAGAACGGGCAGAAAAGGAAAAGTTAAAATTAATTGCCGAACAATGGACTACTTATGAAAAATCCAAACGTGAATCATTACTCGCTAAACTGACTGACGCAAAAGTCAAGAAGTTAGCAGAGCAGATGACCACGCTGGAGGCTTTAGAAGAGTTCGTTGAAATGCACATTGAGGGTAAGTTTAATCCGGCATCGGGGAATCACAAAGGGAATCCCCCACCTCCTAAAGATAACAAGCCTAAATATGTGGTATCATATAAAGAGAATAATTAATTAAAAACAAAAAATGGCAACTACTAAATTAACACTATTAGACCTTGCTAAAAGGTCAGGGAATGACAGATCAGTGGGTTTGGTGGAATCTATGGCTCAGGCTAACGCCTTAGTTGAAAGACTTCCATTCAGAACTATTGTGGGTAATTCTTACAGAGTAAAGACCCGTGTGGGATTACCCACAGCTTCACGCAGGGGCTTTAATCAGGGTATAGCTGCCTCCAAATCTCAAATCATACAAACAACCTACGAAACGAAAATTTACGAATCGCGGTCAGTTGTTGATGAGGTAGAGGCAATGATGTACGCAGAGGGCGTGAACGCTTTGCGTAATGAAGAAGATGCTTCACACATAGCAGCCGTTGGCAATTTGTTTGCCTCCGATGTTTATTATGGAGCAGGTTCAACAAACGCTTTGCAGTTTGACGGTTTATCAACAATCTTATCTTCGACTGCTGTGGCAACAGTTCAGGCAGGTACAGGTGCTTCGGGTTCTTCAACCTCGATTTACTTTGTATCATTTGCTGACGCTAATACATTGCAGGGCAGGATAAGAGGCGTAGAGGGTGTTCAATCAATGACGCTTTCCGCTGAAGATATGGGCAGAGAATTAATTACTGATAACGGTGCAACAAATCAGTTCTACGGCTATGTATCAAAGATACAGTGGATGGCAGGACTTGCAGTTTATGATACAAGGTCAGTTGGCAGATATAAGAGCTTAACTTCAGCCATAGCTCCGACTGCGGCTAACATTGATGCAATCATAGACCAGATGTTCCCGTTTTCACCTGACGTAATACTTGTTAATAAAACAGGTAAGACCCTGTTAAAGGGTTTGAAATCAACCATCTATTATCAGGCACAGGATACCGAACTTAAAAAAGGTATCTTAACCTATGACGGCATTCCCATCTTAATCGATGAAAATATCACTAACACAGAGTAAGGAGGAAATAATAAAATGGCTTTAGACCAATATTACAGAGCGTTTGACTTGGATTTAGCATTTTCCAATGCAGTAGCTCTAACGGTAACAACCGCCACTTACTCGTCAGAACTCAATTTGGGTTCAACACAGATGGGTAAGGGTAAACCTATACAGGTAGTGGTTCAGGTTCAGGGTATCACGGCAACAGCCGCCTCAACTATTTTAGTTGAAGTAGCCGCAGGTTCAGCAACCGCTCCGACTACATTTGTACAGGACATTAGCACGGCTGTAACGGGTTCGGCTAATTTCGAGAAACATTTTACACTGCCCGCAGATGTGGCAAAGTTTGTAAGACTGCGTTATACCTTAACAGGTTCAGCAGCTTCAGCTTGCACAATCACAGCATTCGCGACAGCACCTGTAAACTAAACTTAATCGGGGAGGGAAACCTCCCCCTTTTAAAATGAAAATAGACAACAAATATCGTGTGTTACGCAATAGATTTATTAGCATACGGCAATTAACGGATATGAATTATGTGATTACATTTGGATTCGATGGCAGGAATTATAAAACGGTTACTATTTGGGCTGATTATTTAAAACAATATTTTAAAAGATTATGGCATTAAAAAATTATATACTTCAAGCTGATTTATCAGGTTACTATCCCGAATTAGACGTATATCTATGGGCAGGGCAGACCACTTACAGCAATCAGAAATTACAAGCTGAGAGTGAAGTAAGAGCGGACTTTGTTGACAGGGGATTTCAGGTTAGGAATTTAAGACCGCCTTTGGTTCTGGATACAGTTGATGAAAATGAAAATGCTGACATAGGCAATCGTAACAGATGTGTCATAGTGGTATCAACAGTAACAGCAACGGCAGTTGTAACAATCACGGGTGCTAACGACCCCGATGATACGTTTGTAACCTGCGGTACAAGTGCAAGCCTAACAGCAACGGGGACAAGCACCTTTTTACTGACTGATGAATACCAGTATTACAAGTATTCCAACACAGGCTCAATGACCTCTACGGTTAGCTTGGTTGAATCAGATAATTATGACCAGCTATATAAATTGAAATGGTTAAGCCTTATAATGCTGAATGCACGGGTAACAGAAAATGATGCTTATGATATGGCGTATAAAGAATTGACATTGAAGTATAAAGACCGATGGCAGGGTTTCCAGCCGTTTTACGATGAAGATGGGGATGGTGAGATAACACAATCAGAAAAACAGGATTTAAAATTTATCCCGGTGGTACATTGAATATAAGTATAAATCTAATTACGAATGAACCTATTGACAAGGTAAGACCAGCACTGGAAAACTTCCAATTTGCTGATGAAGTTGTATTACTTGATACAGGCTCAAAAGAGAATTTAAAAAGTTTGGCATCTGAATATAAAAATGTCAGGTATTACAAGAGTTGGTTTAGGAATTGGTTTGTGTTTAAAGTTTTCTTATGGAGTAAGTTCCGGTTTTTATTCTTATTCAATGTAGCACGTAATTATGCGTTAAGTAAATCCACTAAAGGCTGGATTTTGATACTTGACACTGATGAAAGGGTGGTTAATCCCAAACAGATTGAGGATTTAATTACCAATTATTCTGACGCAGACGCTTTTCGGCTCTTGCAGGTGCATAAAACGGGCAAAGATGACGTTCCTTGTTCAACAACAAGGTTATGGCGTAACGGTTTAGGCATCAAGTATGACTTTCCTGTACACGAAACAGTGGACACTTTTCTTGAAGTTAATCATTTGCGGATTGTTGGCACTGATTTGATGTTTGAGCACTGGGGTTTTTACAACAACATACACGATATGGTAAAAACGCAAAGAGTAATTGACGGGATAGAGTATCAGGGACACCCGTATAAGAATTATTATTTGGGTATTGCTTACGCACAGGGCAGGCAGATTGAGAAAGCCATTGATTATTTTAATCTTGCTATTCAGGATAAGATGGCAGGCAATATACAGGCACACGCTCACGTGCTTTTGGCAGATGCATATAAACAATATTCAAACTTTTACAAGATGTTATCGAGGGACAGGATTAAAGACAGTTTAAAACTTGCTCCGATACAGAATTTAGGCATAATAATCGAGGCGGAGTTACTAAAGGCAGAGGGTAAGAAGAATGAGGCTATGAAATTACTAAAGACTTTAAGAAACAGGGATTGTATGAAAACAGATATGCATCAAGATATACTGCTAAACAAAGGGCAGGTTAATGAAATGATTTCAAAATGTTATCAATAATAAAAATGAAAAAACTATTATTCGTATTACTTTTTATTTGCTCAATCGGTTATTCGCAACAGCACTTCACTGGCACTCTGGCGGCTGATACGCTGACTTTAACCGCATTGATTAACACAGCCTACGGCTCTTCACTGTATTCAATGGCACAGTTATATGGTGAGTACCACATAGCTATTTACGCCTTAACGGATACCGCTACGGTGTTCTTTAATTCTACCAATACAATCAGGCGGACTGTCAGGGCTGGGGTGTTCACGTATCTGGGCACTTTTAGTTCCGCTTCATATCCTGACTTATGGTTAGCCGGAGCGGGCAGGGTTGATATAGACATTTGGAAGAATAAGTAAATGGCATTTTACCAGCACATAAGAACTTTTCTTGATGCAAAGATCACCACATTTAACGGGACGACTTCGAGTGATATTGCTGAAACCACCGCAAGTCTTGACTTGGATAAGTTACCAGCTAACCAAATGCACAGGTATTATACAATCAGGATTAAGGACTATCAGTTAGTAGATGACGAAAGCGGTAAACTGTTTGAGGTCAATGTGTCAATCAATTTCACTTTTGGATTGTATAAAAAAGATTCAGATGAATATGAGAATGTAATTGATGACTATATACAGCCGATAGTGAAGTTAATTAAGGGCGGATACAAGACTACCAATTTTGCGGTATTGGATGTATTGAATATGAATGTAACGGGCTTAGAGGATGTAGTCAAGGGCAATTATTTACAGCCCTCAATAAACTTTCAATTAAGGATAGTTGATGCGACTTAAACAAATAATAATATGATAAATCAAGAACAAAAACTAAAGTTAATATCGTTATTAACCGAAAGGATTAAATCCGCAGAATTTGAATGGCGTGTAACAGATAACTATATTTACATAGGCTCAAAAAGTGCGACTTGCATCATTACCCAAAATTTACTTGACGACATAAAAGAAATTTGTGAGTGGCAATACAATGTGGTGGGCGGTGGTCATGTTGTTTTGGCTGTAAATTTTATGGGGGTAGAGCCGTCTTATTTAGACAATAGACAGGTATGCAAATATAAAGAAACCGGCATTACAGGACAAGGGACTTTAAATTGAGATTATCAGTTTGCTACATAGTGCGTGATTGTGAAAGCACAATCATAAGAAGTTTGGAATCAGTTAAATGGGCTGACGAGATTATCATAGTTGATACGGGGAGTAGGGACTGGACTATGGATAGGGTTAATGGCTGGTCAATTGCCAAACAGGCGAGTGTAAAAAGCTATGATTTTGATTGGATAGATGACTTTTCCAAAGCACGTAATTACTCAATTGACAAAGCAACAGGTGATTACATTTTAATACTTGACGGTGACGAATATCTTGAAGATGGTTCGGAGGCAAAAATACGCAAAGCAATGGAATCAGGTGTGGATATAATGACTTTAATCCAGTGGAATTATATTGACGGTGGCAATCATATCAAATGCCAGCATTACAGATTATTTAAGAACCTGCCCGACATACGGTATATTAACCGCTCTCACGAGGTACTGATTGACAAGGGACATACAACAGGATTAACTGATATAATTATTTATCATACAGGATACGACTTTAAAACCGAAGAGGATAAGCAAGCTAAATCAGAACGTAATATTAAATTACATCTTCAACAGTTAATTGATGAACCTGATAACAAAGATGTTAGGTATAACTTAACCCGTGCTTATGGTAACTTTCAGCGGTGGGAAAGGGTAATTGAATACGGGACAGTGGCTTTATTTCTTGACGGGCTGGATAACGACAAGCGTGCTCTGTTATCTTATACCCTGTTTTTAGCGTGGAATAATCTTGAACGTGGTGATACTGCACTGATGTACTTGAAACATAGTTTAGAGTTGGTGCCTAATCAAAGGCGTGCAAGGTTAGCATTGGCAAATTGTTTATTTCAAAAAGAACAATTTGATGAAACCATAAAACAGTTAGAAATGATGAAAGATGTTGAATCGGGACTGACTGCGGATTTAGAACATACAAATGAATTTATAGACAACGAATTAATTTATAAAGTAAAACAAATTAAGGAGCAATTATGCCATACGATGTAGGCGCAGTAAACGACAAATCCGGCAATATACTTATCCTCTGGAAAGTTAATGATGACGGGTCTGTTTTCTCCACATTCACACAGTTTAATGTGGGGCATATTTCCACATCCCAAAGGGTGTTGGCAACAAGTGAGGAAACGTTCAAGAACGAAAAAGGCGATGTAGTTCAGACTGAATACGACTACGATCTTTCAATGCCGTTCACTTTAATGCAAACAGATAAGACCACAATAGATTTCTTTGCTAATGATGTAAAGAACACTTATTGGGGTGCTTATTACCGCAGGGACTTTAACAACGTTAAGCAGGAATGGTACTTTCCGATATGCAAAGTAGCACCGCAGTTTAACGCATCTGCACCGGGCGGAGCTTCAAGTAACGCACAGAAACTAACCGCATTGGTTAATTCAGCCGCTGTTTCATTATCAGCCGCATTGTTAGCATCTTTGGGTGCTTACAATTCAGCAACTGCATCAGTGCCTATTAACCAGAAATATCTTATTGTGGAGACCACATAATGATAACGCTATTGGTTAATTGGGTATTTGAGGATAAGAAACACAAGGCAGGGGAAAGCCCGAAAGTATCAAAGGAAATGGAACATTATCTGGTAAGGGAAAAGATTGCCATTCCTGAACCGCCGGATAAAGCAAAACCTTTTAGCGGATTGGATAGTGATAAATGAAAACATATAATTTCGAGGGTCAGGAATTCCAGCAAAAGAACTTTCGTGAGGCTAAATACTTTAAAGACTATTGGATACAGCGTGGCAAACTGTTATCACTGGCTATTAAGCATAACGATAATGTTATGGGTATAGTTGCCGAAATGGTGTTTGATGAAAAGCCAATATTCGAAAAGTTCTTTGCGTGTTTTATGGATGGTGATTTTAGCAAGATAACTGAATTAGAGGAAGATGTTAAGAACCATCAAAAGCTAATTATATTTGCCGTTGAGGTGCTCTCTGATTTTTTTACAGTGAGCAACGATTTAACGCCGAGCTAAAAGCGTGGCAGGCTACGTATAAAATGGGCTGGCAATCACCGCCTGATGATTTAATGATTAGCGAATGTTACTTAATGCCGGAATGTATGTCAATCGAAAAGTTAATTCATAGATACGCTACTAATTACGGACTTGACCCCGCAGTGGTTGAAAAAAAGGATATTATTGAATTATATGTTTATCAGATGTGCATTAATGAGGAAAGCTGGATAACGTATCACAGGATGCAGAAATGATTGAGATAAAAAGTATAAATAGCGGAGTTGATTTAGAGAAATTATTTATGCAGATGGGAAAACAAATGCCTGAATTGATTGCTGAATTAACCGAAGTAGCCAGAGCAGATAACGAGGAAAACGTAAGAACAGAACGCAGTTATGACGGCTCGGCATTAAAACCCTTATCGGCTGATTACAAGAAGTGGAAAAGTGCCAAATTAGGATATACCGATATTTTCAAAGGTAAACAATTAAAACTCATTAATGCCATTAAGAAAAAGGTTACTGCAAATCGTGGCATAGTTTATATTGACAAAGTAAGAGATGACGTAATGACATATCTTGAAGAGGGTGGCAGGCGTGGGTTTGGTTTAGGTGAAAGACTGCAAAAGAAGTTAGTTGATACAGGAACTAAATGGATTAAGAAATTTGGCTGAACAGAAACATCAAATAGTAATTGAGGAAAAAGGCAGAGGTCTAAAAGATATACAAAAAGACCTTAGACTTGCTAAAGAAGAACTTGCAAAAACTTCAAACCAATTCAAACCGTTTTCTGCTGAAGTACAAGCGGCGGGGGCAAAAGTTACCGCCCTATCCCGTGAGTTAAGAACAACCACATCTCTAATTAAATCCTTTGGTGTTACGGGTAAGATGTCAGGCTTACAACTTCTTGAAATGGGGGAAAACCTCACAGTGGTTGTAGCTGGATTAAAGGGAATGTTAAAACCCTTTACGGATTTCATAGGGCATTCTATAACAGCAGGAGCAGAGTTACAAGTATTAAAAGCAAACTTTAAAGGTACTGCCGATGAATTAGAAATGTTTAGAATATCTTCGGCTGGCACAGTTACAGATGCAAACCTTATAAAATTATCCAATCAGGCTTCAGATTTAGGTTTGACCTTGAAAGAGCAGACCATAATGTTTTCTCTTGCGGAAAATGCGGCTGATAAATATGGCGGTACGGTTGATGAAAACTTCAGAGGATTAATAAATTCTACCGAAGGAGCAACTAAGGTATTAAAGACATTGGGTATCCAGAAAAAGGTATATGAGGAAGCCATAAAAAGTCTTTTACCTGTTGGTGTTAAAGAACTTGACCAATTAGATGCAGAAGCACAAAAGCAGATTAGGATACAAGCCCTGTTAAAAGTATCAGGTGAGTCTTACGATAGTGCAACTAATAAAATAAAGGATAACAAAGACAAGTTAGAAGCGGCTGGGGTTGCTCTTGAAAACTTTTCCGCAAAGCTGGGTGATAGTCTTGTGGACTTTTTTGCAAATCAATTAGAAGATGCAAACAAAACCCTTAATAATTTTGGAGTAAGTTCAAAAGAAGCTGCTTCGTTTTTGGGCAAGTTTTCTGATAAGGCATTAGCTCATATTGATATTCTAATAAAAATGGTTATCCCTCTTACTAATTTAATTGGGATATTCAAGGGTGTTAGTGAAAAGCTAAAAGAGATAAGCATAGCGGCTAATGATTCAAATACTTATTTAGGCGGAATATTAAAAACGCTTAACAGTGCTGTTCCGACACCGTTATTGGAGGGAATTAGACAAGCGGTTGAATTTGCCAAAGAAGAAGTAAGGGCTTTACTTTTCTATTTAGGTTTACTCTCCTCACAGGGAGCTATTAAGGATAGTGACGCTAAACAGGGCACAAAGGAATTGCCTATATCCCCCGTTAAAAATAAGGGTGGAAAAACACCTATTGACCGTCACAAAGAAGAGATTGAGGTCTTAAAGAATTTAGGGAAAGCAATAGATGAAGTAATTACAAAAGAGATTGTTCTGGCTACGGGTGCTTTCAGAACGGGACTTGCAGGCAGGGGCATAACGGGTAAGAACATCAGCGAGGGTGGCAGGGTTAATCCACGTGCAGGCGGAGTTGATTGGGATGAACTTTTAGGGAAAATGGGCGATAGTTTTGGCACAATGCTAACCGCTACACAATCAATGCTGGAAAAGTTTGGATTAATGGATACGGGTTTTGGCAAAATGTTATCCAATGTTGTTCAGGCGTTAAGTATAACAGAGAGTATAGTGGCTGTAATAAAAGCAATGCAAACGCTAAACAGTATATTGGGACTAATACCCGGTGGAGGTGCTGTATCAACTTTGGCAGGCGGTGCTTTAGGCGGGATGAAAGCTCCCCCAATGGGTAACGGCGGAGGCGGTATGGCTATGAATCCGACATTTGTATTTAAAGGGACATTAGCAGGTCAAACATTTCTATTAGAGAATTTGCCGAGAGCACAATCAAGATTAAAGGAACGCAACTATGCCAATTGAATTTCGTAAATATCAATTCAATGGCGTGCCAAATTACTTTGCTCACGATGATAATTCAAGACCGTCATTCTATGACAAGATTGTTTTATCGAGTGTGAAGATGGAGGATTCCCCGATATTCAGCGAGGAGTTTGAGAATAGTTTAGATGCTTTCAATGTAACATTTGGCGATTTTGATTTGGGGTTTTCACAGTTACAAACCGAAACAAGTGATTTAGGAAAGAACCTTAGACAGTTCTTAACCGAAAACATAGATAATCATTGCATAGTTTGTAAGGTAACTTGGGGAAAAGTATTTGGCGGGATGGTTGATTTATCCGCAACGTGGTTTAATGATACATACAAAGACGGGCTATATGACGTTAAAGTACAAGTTTATTCATTTGCCAGAGAATTAAAAGATTTAGGTGATAGTGCGGTAAGAGAGCCAGCAATTATGTATGGCAGGTTTACAGATTATATGAACGAGTGCCATTTTGCGACACAAAGACCGCTACAATTAAAAGTTGATACAAGCAATTTGAATTGGGCGGGTGGTATTGAACCGTATTTAGTTACCGAACTTTTATCGTGGTTTCACAATGAAGTGGGCAATAGAGTCAAGAAGTTAGGGCAGTTATCGGAGTACACACGCTGGATGATGTTTGACGACTTATGCAAGTTCTGGGGAATGATTTATAAAATGGAAATCACGGCAGAGAGAGCAGACCAATTATGGGAAGTTACAATGTATTTAGCTTTCAGGGATACGGGTTTTGGTGATTCTGTTAGCCATACTTTAAGCGTAATAGAAAATCAACACGGTTTAGACATTAATAAAGCAACTAATAAATGGGTTTACTTTAAATATATACAGTGTTCAAATGTGTTTTATACGCAGCCGGGATATTTTACCGCTAATGATATTTCTTATAACAATCCAAATTTAGGATTGGGGATTTTTAAAAGTATTGATGACGAATATAGAATATACGGGGGGATATACGGAACACCACCTTACTTTTTAGCGGGGTTAATTAGTAAGGGCAGTATTGATCCATACAATCAGTTAATTGAAGCAACGGCGGGATTTTATAAGTTAAGAGATGCCTACGTGCCTAATCAAGAGGTAGATATACCAATTAAAGATGTAGTAGAAATTGAGGCTAATTATTATCTCAATCCATCAACACAGGAGGGGAATAATAACACACATTGGAGTTACGGTTATCCATCAGATGCTTATAGTTTTACTTACCCCCGATGGTCGTTTATGCCTAAAAACTTTTCATTCCCCGCAATGTGGACTTGGCATAATTACCATACACCCTTTCACGCTACACAGGCGGGGACTTTAAGCGGTGATAGACACCAATATTTTTACACAATTTATTACGATAATTTCAGCCCGTATTCTGGGTTGAGTGCTATTTGGCAAAGAGTTATTACTAATTGGCTTTTTGTGGTAACGGGTGCAATCAAAAAAGTTATGCAATTAAAATTATCACTACTCACAGGATTGATTTATAAGCTGTTTGATACCACTATTAAGAACGGTGCGACTTATGTATTGTATAAACTGACTAATTTAGACATTAGAAATCGTGAAGTTGATTCTTATTGGAAAGAACGGTAAATGGCAATAATTAACGGATATGATTACAGCTCTATAAGAGTAACACCTGCGGACAGGAACAGAACAGTGTTTACTATTAATCTGCCATTGACCAATCTTAATGGCGGGATGCTGGAAACTAACCAAATCAGGAAAATTGAACAGGAATTGCAGGGGTTGGATATTAACGCTCCTACAATGCCAATGGTTCAAAGGATATTAGGCTATACAATTTACTTTGATTTGAGTTATACAGATTTTATCAAAGGTGCAGATTTAATGAATATTGATTTATTACTTTATTCGGCTCAACAAGGCGATGCATTGAGATTAACACCCCGCATAGATCAGCCGTCAAGGTGGTTTGATGTAATATTGTCTAATTCGGAAATACTGTTAGGATTAGGCAAAGGCGGAGTTCAGGCGTGGCGTAATAAAGCGGTTACATTGCAATTCAGAACAAAGAATTTAGAGCAGAGTTTAAAATGGATATTAGTTCCAGAGCCGTCAACAGTATTTGGTGTAATTACTAAATATGTTACTTGGGTATCAGGATAATTAAGGAGAATATATAATGGCAATAGCATTTAAAGGTTCAATATTTTTAAACAATGGAGCAAGCCCACCATTACCAAACACAGGGCAGGCGGCTAATTTGACTTTCAGGGAATCTCCCTATGCGACTCCGGGTAATGTATTAACGAATATCGCATTTGCGGAAGTGGGGAGTACAGGTCATTATACATACACGGGATTTGACACAGGCACTACGGGATTTTATAAGAATGTTAAATTGTATTTATCCGGCACTGAACAAACTTCATTTGGTGTTCAGGACATAGGTAGCGGAGCAGAGGAGTTCTTATCAAAGTTTGACACAGCAAGTCAGGCTATGACAGGTGCTATTGCAATGGGTGCTAATAAGATTACAGGATTAGCGGCAGGCACAGCAACGGGAGACGCTGTAAGATTTGATGAAGCAATATTAACCACAGGCACACAAACCAAAGCGGGGCAATTAATATTTAGCTCGACAGGTTCGATTGTGCCGTCAATCAGTGCTCCAACAACAACGGGGTATCCAACAGCAACAGGACATTTGACATCAAAGCATTATGTTGATACTATTTTTGCAGGCGTTATCGGTGTAGTTCAATCAACATTCCTTAATAAAGTAATTCCTTTAAGAACTACTGAGGATGCTTATTCACATACCACAATGGAATTGGCAAACGCTTATCTGGCGGCTCTGGTTTCAGGTAACACTAAAAGAGGTGTAATGCTGTTAGAGCCATTGGGTGCAAGCGGTAATACAATCAATGCAGATGACGGTACAAGTGCGTGGATTTCAGATAGGGTTGACATAGTGGGTATGAATAGACCCGTTATTAATCGTAGAGCACCTAACAGTTCTTTAACGGTTGAAGCAAAGATAATCGGGTGTCATATAGTTGACGGTGCGGCTGGTACTCCAGTAGTCGCCGCAAGAAGTTACACTAATTTCACTTTTGAGAATTGCACATTTGATATTCCAGATGATACCGATTTGACTTTTACCACTTGCATATTTAAAGGAATCAATAAAGTGAAATCCGATGGCGGTGCAACTGTAACCTTAACTAATTGCACAGGTGATGCATTCTGGTATAATGACACAGTAAACACAATCACAATAACAGGCACACAGCCCGCAGATGTTAAAGCGGTTCTGGTGGCGAACTTCGAATATTAATGGATAATAAGTATT